CTTAACGAATCGATCCATTGACAAAGAGTTTCAGTACGCGTGTTTTCAATCGGTGAAGTAGCAATCGCTTCTTCAATCGCTTCTTCTGTGATGGTGTATCCCAAAGAGGGGTTAGCCAAAGCCCATGCATTGCGATCGTCTATCTTGCAGTACTGGGGTGCTGAGTACTCATAGAATCCAAAAGACTTGGGTGGGTAGTCGATAGCTCTTTCCCGTAGGTCGTTGAGTACAGTGCTGAAAGCGTCTCCTGCATTAGAGGTAAGAAGCGTTTGAGAGTTTGGGTGAGCTCTAGTTGTAGGAGTAGCAGCTCTAAATCCGTCCTCTGTGATCTCTCGGACTTCATCGATGTAGAGCAATCCATTGACTGATCGACCGCGAGAGCCGTCTCTAGTTGCTGCGACAACATCAAGCCTTGCTCCAGATAGCATCTCAATGCTTTCAGTTCCGTTGGCGTGTCGGATCTGTTTAACGAATCCTTTGAGGTGGTCATTGGTCTCCAATAGGTGTGTGACTTGTCGGAATGTGTCTAGTGCCATGCTTCTGTTTGAGCTCATGATTAGGACATTGGTGTTCCACTTAATCAAGTGAGCAAGGATTAACATTCGCGCCAGATGTGTCTTTCCGTTTTGTCTAGCGACTAAAATTAGGTTCGTCTTACGAATCCAGTTTCCTTTTCGGTCGATGGTAAGCATGTCTTTTAACACGAATTCCTGCCATGGCATTAGATCCATCTTGACAATGGCGCAGAGGTCTTTAACATCTTGCAGCTTGTTTTCGCCCTTGAGAAGTGGACTGTGAAGCCGTGGTTTAGTTGCCCCTCGTAGGGCTTTGGACTTTCTGGGCTTAGTTGTCATTGATCTGGACTGGGTCGGAGCTTAAACGGACTGTCCAGCATCGGTTCGGACTGCATCGGGGAGATATAGGTTGAAAAGACAGGGGGGGTAGCCGTCTGTGCTAAAAAAACGCCTTCATTGAGCGCACCCTTGCGCAGGTTGCATGACTTACATAGCACACGAAGATTATCAAGGCTATGGTCTCCACCTACCTTGCGAGGAATGATGTGATCGATGTGCATCTCACCCTCATCTGTACCACACAATTGGCAGACTCTTCCATCTCTGGAGAAGATACGCTCTCGCTGCTCTCTGTAGCGTCTGCTGTTTAACTTATCTAGTGCCAATTAAATTGCTTCCAATGATCGAGGGCTTTGCATGGTGTGCCATGCCTATGCTTAATGTAGCGTAAGCCCCACTCTACTTGCTGTATTGGTGTAGCTGTTAATAGCCATACACTCTTGCCTTGTGGTATGCCTACTGTGCCACTGCTCTTGTTGTATGCCTTGTAATTCCATGCTGATTCTTTACCATACAGAGTTGCTAAACATTTATACTGAGTTAAATCATTAAGTGAATAGTAAGCATACTGTTTAGGTGTCATGCTTATCTGGTTTAGATCTGTAGAGCCTGCATCAGGACTACTGCATAGAGCTATCCCAATAGCTACTAGCACCCCGCAAGCTACGCCCCTCAGGGGCTTGCGGTGAGCCTTTGAGAGGCTCTGCGCCGTTAGCGTACCATCCGTGTCAAATTCATTTACATAAGTGCTGGTCAGAGCGGTGTGTCGCTTCATTGAGACCTCCTTGTTATGCCCTGTGGATGACTTGTGTGGATAACTATTTATCCGTACTGTAGAAGCCTTTGCCCTTGAAATGAACAGCAGATGAACTGATTGCCTTAACCATAGGTTCATTACAATAAGCGCATAAGATCATTGGTCGATTGTTCCATCCATGATGGACTTCTTGACTAAGATTGCATCTGGCGCATTTGTAATCGTAGGTTGGCAAGTTAAGCACCTCTGTATCATGTAAGACCCACAAGTTGTGCAGCGGTCAATGTCTGCATCTGTAGGTTCGCTAGTAATGTGACCATACTTTAATTGAAGTAGTGGCAAGAGATCAGCTAATCGGATGATGGCGCAATACTCAGCAGCATCTTCTCCCTGTCCATTTAGCCGTATGACTCCGAATCCTAATTCCCCCGAAATAGATGTCCGAGCCTTTAATTGCTTCAAGTACGCAAGCGGTTGAAATCCAGCGCGGGCTTTGACTTCAACATCAAATGGCACGTTGATAACATCCTTGCCACTACCTCTTCCCACACATGCGCCTTGCCAGACAGTCGATAGGTACTGTGCAACAACTCGCTCTGTGCGGAAACCTCTGTGCTTCCTTGCTTGACTAGCCATTACAGCTCATCATAACAAATACCACAAACCCACCAAGCATGAAGTTCTAACAACTCAGATTCCGGTGTCGGTTCTTCACATCTGGAGCATTTGATCATGTTATCCATTGACTGCTTTACACTTGGCACATTGCCATGTAACAATGCCATTAACTGAGTCAGATGAAATGTCCTCTAAATCGCGGATCTGCACTGGCTCATTGCATAGCTGACAAGCGATGAAGGCTGACATAAGGTCAAGCCATTCGCCATTGATCTTAATCCCTACATGACCCATTATACTCTCGCCTTCTGTGGTTGCCATTTACCATCACTGCCTAACACATACCATACTGCTGGACACTTACCCTCAAAGCCTGCATGACCTAGAGCTATGCATTGGTATGCTGCCCAATCCTTGCCCGTCTTTGCACTGTGTCCAGTTTTCCAAACCATAGATCCATGCTTGCATTGTGGCACTTCAGCAGCTTCTTCTGTGCCCATTACTGCTGTAATGTTCTCTATAGCCTTTTCTAGCGTGACTGGAGCATCGACTACTTTCATGTATTCATTGACTGGAGTAGTCCAATAGTCCTGAACATCTGCAACAGTAGGCTTGACAGGCTTTTGTGCTACGACCTTGCTCATCTCTTCGCGGCTAGGTCTTTTTCCTTTAGCAGCATAACCTGCATTTGCAAGCGCTCTGCCAATTGCCGATGTCTCACAATTCTCCAATGCAGAAGTCTGATTAACGCCGCGATCAGCAACCTTTTCCTCAGCGAGTCCTGTTGAAAACGCGGCACTATCGCTAGAAACCTTAAATAAATACGCTTTAACAATGTATCGATTGCTTTCCACCACTTCCAGCTCAGTTGCAATGCGGAAATCTGGATAGTCCTTAATAAACTTTTCAAGTCTCACCTCAACTGTCTCGTAATCGGCTAAATTAAACATAGAGTTCGTTCTCCTCTGTGGCTAGTTGCCCAGCTAGTGCTCCGTAGCTGCATAAATCGACCCAGTTGTCGATGAGCTGCGCTGATTGATTAGTCCTTGCAAGTTTAACCAAGACCATGATCCCTGCCACCTGATAGTCGTGTATTGGTGTTTGTAAGTATGCGCTGAGGAGCATTGCTGTGTGTTGCAAGTTATCCGCAGGGTGACCGTATTGAAGCCCACGGTCACGGATCGTATCGGTGGCTGAAAGTAGGATTTCATTAGCTCTCATTCTTGCCAGAATCCTTGACGGCTTAGATCGCGACCACGCACATAACCTTCGCGTCTGCCGTCCTTGAAGCCTTGCCAGTACCAGATGAAGTTAGTTGCTAGGAATAAGCCAATAAGTCCTATGATCGTAATTGAGTTGATAATCATTATGCTACCTGCTTTGACAGAAGCAGCTCTGCTAGTTCTAAAGCTGTAATCTTGCCATTGTCAAACATTTCACATACATCTTGGATAAACTGATTTGTCTCGATGTTCATTGTGTACCTATCTGCATCCAGTGCCCTTGACTGGCTTACTGAATTAGATTCTCACGCTCATCCGACATAATCAAGCACATTATGGTAACGAAACCATAACGATTATCTAGGTCTGCCGTAAGACTTTCCAGACACAATGAATGTGCCGTCCTTTTCAATGTTGATTAAATCGACCTGCACCTTGGATCCATGCACATACATTATGGCAAAGGCTTGTTGCCAATTAGCCACGCCCTTTGTGTAAGCAGCTTGCTTAAAGTCCATGAGATTGCCTACCTCAATACCGTGCAGAACACGCCCTATACGGCCCCCAGATGCCTCTGAGAAGGCTGATCTGCCTGCTCTGTGTGTATGACCTGAGATAACATTCTTGCCATGCCTACGGGCTGCTTCTAAGGCTGATAGACCCCCTTGTGGCTTGATTGGTGTGTGGTCTCCATGCACTGCAATCCAGTTAGAAGCAATCGCCATAGGGTTCTTGTGGAAGGTAATGCCTAGCTCATCAAACTTCATAAACTTCTCAAAGCGAAGCTCTGGCAATGCACCGAATGCAGGCACTTTAGCCATAATGATGTTATACAGGCGATCTGTGTGATTGCTACGAATGCAATCTGTGACGCCTAAATCCCAGAGAAGCTGCACAGCCTCATTGCGGTCATCATCTAGGGTCTGGGCATAACTGCCCATGCGACCTTCTTCCCACTTGCTGATCTGTGGTAGGTCAATCTCATCGCCTATTGTGACTACTTGATCTGGCTTAAACTTTGTGATGAAGCTTGCAAGGTTACGAGTTGCAACCCTGTCATGGTACGGAACTTGTAAGTCCGATACGACAACGATTCGCTTAATCGTCATCCTCATCTTCGTAATCGCCAAAGCGTTCTGGCTCTATCGGATCAGGCAAGATCCAAGCAGGATAGGCTGATCGCTCTACGATAATGCCAAGCACAGTCTCTTCATCAAAGCCTGCTCGCTTTAGACTTTGAGCAAACTCATACATCCCAATGCAATAAGCATCAAGAGCTGAGTAATCTTGCTCAACTAGATTCTTAGTCGCTTTTCTTGCCATAGGAAAATGTTACCTGTCAAGTAGTATGTTATAGATCTCATCGACTCGCGTGTTGAGTCTTTTGATCTCAGACAACAAATGAGTAATTACATAGCCAGACAAGCCACCGAGTGCTGCAATGGTGGCAAGGTAAAGGGTAAAGAAGTCGGACTGTGTCACTTCTTAATTCCCATTGCTGGGTCGTTAGCGTTGAGGTAGCGAAGCACCGGTGGCAGGATAGAAGCAACACCTGCTGCAATGAGTGCTTTAGGATCTGTGACCCCAGCTGCTGCCATTGAGATAATTGCTACTAAAAAAGCTCTAGCCCATGAACCTGCTGCTGTCTTTAATTCATTCATTACTGGCTCCTAACATAGGTACTTGAAAAAAAGCCCCATCATCGTCAGCTTCTTTCGCAAACGAGATGTGACAGTGGTGGTTGTGTTTGTTAGTGCCCTCGTATGTTCTCCAAGCCCATGCCTTTTTGCTAGAGGCGATACGACCATCAAAGATAATGTAGGTAATTCTGGTTTCTTTTTTAGACTTGCATAGGAGACGAATCTGATCTGCAAGATCTGGCATGAGGTCTGGCTTAGCCCTACCACTGAGATCACGATCAACATCGATGGCACGAACCCAGCCCTGCTCATCAGGATTATGATCTGACTTGCGCGCAGAATGTCGCGTGTCACCGATCCATCCATCACTAGTCCTATCACGATTTGCGAACGAGTCATCTATCTGCTCACGCAGTTGGATTGCTGCTTTGCTTAAACGCGGCTTCACAAGCTGAACACTCCCATCGCTTTTGAGTATTTAAGAATAATTCATCATGCCCACACTGAGGCATCGGAGCAATAAAAGCATCATCTATTGGATCGTATGTGTAACCAATACCTGCATAATTAAATCGGATGTTGCCATTAAATGATGTGCGCTTGCAAACAAGACCTCTGAAATTGCTGTACCAAGTCTCTGTGTCTAAGCCTTCTATTGGTTGTGTTTCATCAACTCCAACAATAATCTCAACAACAATGTTGCTTTCATCCAAGAATGCGTAATGTGCCATTATGTCCAACTCACATTTCCTGTGCCAGCAGTAATTGTTGAAACCTTAAATCCACCACTAGGAGCTGCTGTTGATCCTGTTAATCCTGCACCAATAGTAATTGTGAATGTATCTGGATACTTAAGGATTACTAAACCAGAACCACCATTAGCACCATTGCGAGCAGCATTTCCGCCACCTGCACCGCCGCCGCCGCCAGTGTTTGTTGTTCCAGCAGTAGGTAAATCTGTATTATTTCCACCCGTTCCACCGCCACCGGTTCCGCCAGTGCCCTTAGTAGTTCCATTAACACCACCACCGCCACCGCCGCCATAAGTAGTTGAAGTTCCACTTATGCTTGTAGTGACACCATTACCGCCGTTACCACCATCACCAGCTGCACCTGCAACACCTACTGCACCAGCACCACCACCACCACCACCTGCTTCATTTGAGGCAGTGCGTGTAAATCCGTTTCCACCTGCGTAACCTTGATTTGCAGTACCTGAACCGCCAGTTCCTGCTGTTCCAGATGCAGGACCTGCACCGCCGCCGCCAGAGCCACCAGTCGCTCCATCTACACCAAATGGCTCAGCACCACCACCACCACCACCTGTTGAGGTAATTGAAGAAAAAACTGAATTGCTGCCATTTGTAGGAGCAGAAACAAAAATAACTCCAGCAGCACCGCCGCCGCCTACAGTAACTGTGTAATTAGTAGCCGTTGCAAGAGATAATGCACTTTCTAAACTTCCACCACCGCCAGTTGCGCCAACTGTGCAGCGCAGACCACCTGCACCGCCACCACCGCCATCTTCAGCTGGACCACCACCGCCACCTGCTACAACTAAATAATTAACCGATACAGCAGGTGATCCACCTGAAGAAGCGATAATGCCCAATAATGAGTTTAACATTACGCAATGCCACCAACTACAGTCCATGAGTTAGCAGCTAGCTTTATTGCAGCAGCAGACTTATAGCGAGCCAATACTGGAGCAGCAGCTACCGCGCCTGCGCTTACTACAGTTGTAGTACCAGATGTAACAGCCTGAATAGTTGTAATGCCTGCACCCTTTTGATAGACCACTAAGGTAGTACCGATAGGAAAATTGTAGGTTGCATCAGTCGGGATGCTAAAAATGTTAGCCAATGCGTTGTCCATTGTGACAATAGCGTTAAGACCATCTGTCTTGACTGCTGTGTAAGTAGTGCCAGTCTGTGCATTGACTGTCATGCCAGCGAACTTGGTGTCGATGTCCTGACCAAGCTCTGCAATAGCAGTCGCGCCATTCTTAACTAGGTCGCTTGACTGCGGAATGTCAAAACCAAAGTTTGTTGTTGTAGTTGCCATTAGGTTAGTGCTCCAGTCGCGTTAGTCCAGATAAGTGTAGCATTTACGCCAGTCCAAATTAGTGAGGCTGGCAATACTGTTTCCCATTGTGTGGTAGATAGTGAGAAGTCTGTTGCTGAGATGTAAAGGGTGATTTCAGTAAAACTAGGCGTAGCGCGTAAGGCTACATTCTCGACAAAGCCATCGAATGATCCACCGAATAAGTTGCTTGGTAGGTTCTGGATAAGAACAGGCTGACCGAAGAACACTGCAATAAGGCTGTCAAGCATGGCAGTAGGGATGTCTGGATTGTCAAGTCTAAAGGTAATCGCACCGAGCGATCCTCTAGGGTTCTTGCGAAGGTTTAACTCGCGTGAGGCAATGTCAGTGATGTCACCGAGGTTCTTGATGTTAGAGTCGAATGATCGCTCAAAGAGGCCGTAAGAGGCTATAGAGTCGCTGTCAGAGGTACTGTAGGTGCTGCCGTATCCTGTTGAATAGCGGTAGATAAGGCTGTTACGGATACGAGCAGTCTGAGTTGTGGACTTGATAGAGGTAGGTGTTGCATACGCGCCATCGAGGTTAGTAAAGCCATTTGCTGCAAGGTAGTTAGATCTGTGGTCTGCATCGTCATAGGAAACATCTCCATCTTTTTCTTCATAGAGCTGACCTAGTGCGCTAGTAGCAATCTGATCTGCAAGAGTCTGAGACTTGGCAGAAGCACTAGCTGCAAGTGCGATCATTGTGTAGAAGCCTGAGTCAATAGTGCCGATGTAAGACTCAGCGTTCTCCCATGTGACATCTGCTGGATAGGTTGCCCATGTGACTGTAGGAGTTACTTCAGCCCATGTCAGGTTAAGAGCTGAACCTAGAATGGCTGCAATCTGTGCGCCATCTAAACCTTCTGCAAGTGCTGTGTTATAGACAACCTTTGTAAGTTTGGCAAGCGAGCCAATGCCAAGAATTGTGCCAGTAGTAATGTAGCCAGTTTCTTCTGGGCTTCTGACCCCAATGTTAAAGTCTGATACTTCTCCGCCGAATACAGTGACATAAGTGCCACTGCCATTCTTCAGCTCTAAAGTAATTGGCTCTGTCACATTGATTGTGAAGTCTGCCCCAGTAGTGTTGATGATCTCTACTTGGCAGTAACCGGCCGTGGCCTGTCGATCAATGTCTAAGCGACCAGAGGCAAAGGAGACAGAGGTGACAGTCGTATAGACATCATCACCTACTGTAATTCTCCACTCTGGAAGCCATGTCATACTGCTAAGTAACCTCTAAGAGTTCCACGCTGTGCTGCATTAACAAGCACTTGATCAATAGCTTCAGCAATAGCGTTAGGGTCTCCCACGCCAGTATTTACAATGATGGTGTTGCCTGATCCATACCCTGCACCTGAGTTCATGTTAGGGCTGTAGCCGCCTAGATCGCCCACAGACTTTTGATAATCAATCAATGACAGGAAGTCTGCATAGTTCTGCATGTCTAGCAAGTCTGCAAAAGCATTAGCTCTTGCATTTGCTGCGTCTGCGTATTCGAGCAAAGACTCCGTGGATGCTGCTAAAGCATCTGGCATAGACACAGGAGCAATGTAGTCTCCTATTGGTATTCCAGAACCTAAAGAACTGCTCGCTGGAATTGCTGCTTTACTTTGTCCAGTAGCGGCTGCCAGCAAAGCCAGCATCTCTCGTATCTTAGCCAAAGCATCATCTAGATTCTTTTGACTAATTAGATCAACAGGCTTTAAGGAGTCAAGAATAGACTTGATGTCTGACAGTTTTACGCTTTGACCAGTAAGAGCAGACAGTGATTTAAGGTCTGCATTAAGTTTGTTAGTGGCAGCAATAATGGCCGCTTCATCCTTTGACGCAATAGCATCTTCTAAGTCAAGAATAGAACGCTTGACATTTAGGCGAGCCACATCATTGGCTACTTGTAACTGCTGTGCGCTAGAAGTGGCTTTACCCAAAGCGTCTGCCTGAGATGTAAGAGCTGCTGCAATCTGGATCTTGTCCATGTCAAATACATCGCTTGCCTTGCCAAGAGCAAGATTAGCCTTGTCGATAACACCTTGTAACTTCTTCGCTGTGTTCTGCTTATTGAGAAGAGCCAGTCTTTCTTTCTCGCGCTTGATTGCATCTTTTTCAAGTTTAGCCATCAACTCTTCTTGTTTTTTCTGAGTCAGCGTAAGTTTGACTTCTTCCTTCTTTTGAGGAATTACAACATTTCTGCCGATCTGTGCTCCAGCAAAACCAGAGAAAATGTTTCTTGGTAGGTTTTTAAGATTCTGAATTAAAGTCGGGATAACTCCAACAGTTCTGCCTGCTTGACGCGAGACATTAGCAAGGGCAGTTGCGATACTCTCGATCACATACGCTGCATCGGATGCGTCAGTACCGCCACCTACTAAGGCAAAGGCATCAACTAAACCGCCACCGATAATCTCTGCGGCATTAGATGTTGCAACGCTTAAAACATCAAACTTGTAAGCAGTAGTGTCTAAGTAATCTTCAGCTGCTCCTGCTGAACGCTTTAGAATAACTCCAAGAATCTCATTGAATGACTTAGATGTAAGCTCTGCTCTAGTAAGCCCAGTATTGTATTTGATAAGTCCTCGGGTGATACCCACATAACCTTTACCAAGATCCTCAGTAACAGTAGCTAGATCAACTCCTGATGCGCGACTAATCGTAATTGCATCATTAAGAAGTTTTTGAGATTGAATCAACGATCCAGTCGTAGTTAATAAACCCTGAAACGCTGGACGAAGAACATCGTCTGCAACAGCTGCCGACTTTTCTAGATTAGCAATGTAGTCTGCAATTTGAGGATTAGCAAAGCCAATGCCTAAGTTTTCTACAGCTGTTGTCAATCGTCTGGCTGCTGCTTCATCTGCTGCAAAGGCTTTGACGGAAGCCTTGCCATAAGCGATGATTGCAGAAGTACCATAGGCAAGACCTACTGCACCTGCTAACTTTTTAACATTGCTAGTTAGTTTCTGAGTTGCTGTGTCCGCTTGCTTAAATGCCTTTTTGCCAGTGAACTCCGCGGCTATGTCAATCTTTACATCGGCTGCCATTATCGACCCCCTACTGACAATCCGCTGCCACTACCTTTAGCGACAACTTTCTCAAAATTAGTTTTAGAGTTTTCTATTGCTTTAATTACTGCTGCTGTGGTTCTGCCTTGATCTTCTGCAAAAGCCCTGAAGATTGCTCGACCCTTCATCTTTTGGCTTGAACGACCGACTGCTCCTTCTTTACGAACATAGGCGTTAGTAATCTGACCACCTAGTGCGTCAATAAATTGTTGTCCTGCATAAGGGTTATTGCTTTTGCCGTAGCCTTTACCAGTGCTAGTCATGTAGCGTTCTTCGCCTACACCTGTATCAAGTCTGCGTGTAGGAATTACTACTTCACGCATCTTGGCTTGTGGTCTGCCTTGTGGATTCTTACGACCAGCAGTTTCATAAATTGCACCTGAAACAGAAGCGTTTTGGATTCTTACTAATGATCTAAAACCAGAACGATTTGGCTTAGAAGGAGTTGTCTTATAACCAATGCCACGCTTAGCATCAGCTGATGACCAAACTCTATTAGACCAAGAACCCTTTTGATTACTATTAGCCCAACCGCTTAGCGGAGCAGTTGAAGGAATGAATCCTCTGGCTTTAGCAGTTATTGGCTTTAGGATTTTACCTAACTCTTTTTGAGTTTCTTTTGCTAAATCTGGAGTGAACTCTCGAAGAGCCTTACGGAGTTCAACGCCGCCCTTTACGCTTGCTGGCATCGCTGGTCTCCTTTGCTTCATCTTTGAGACCTTGAACTAGAGCATCTAGCATGGTCTTATCTAATTCCAATAAGTGCTGTGGCGCGATTCCCAACCTAATGCTTAGCCTAGCAATTAGATAGGTGAATGGAAGATCGCGCTTTAAGCTAAAGGGTCTGAGTCAAGCACCTCAACACTTTTAAGTGTCTCGATAAACTCAATCCCGAAAGGCTTAACAGTTTCACCTGACCTGCGAGTGACTTCCCATGCTAACCAATAAACATCCGACTGCTTTTCCTCATCGCGAAAAGCCTTGTGAAAACCCTTTTTAGCGTACTGCTCGAACGAATACTCCACTGCTGGAGTGATCTCGCCTTCTAACACGCTTCCATCTGTACGAACGATCTTTAGTTTTGCCATGATTAGCCCCTTTGTTAGTTATTTAGAATGTGCCAGATGTGGCTACTGCAACTGTTGAGTTAGCAGTAAATGTGATTGATTGTGTGCCAATGTCTCCAACAGCACCATTGATGTCTGTTGTGTTATTGACTAGCAATGAAACAGTGTAAAGAGGGTTAGTCGCTGAGACTACTGTTCCTTTTGTCTGTAGGAATACTGCTGTGACAGTAGTACCCCATGCAGCTTGTAGTGTTGCCAATACATTTGTTGCTGCTGTGTCATTTAGAAAATCGATTGTTACTGTTGATGACTCTAAGCCCTTTACGAACTTGTGTGATGAGTCACCCATTGCAGTTACTTCGAGTTCATCAAATACGCGGTTAATAGTTACTGCTGTGACATGGTCTGAAAGATCAACAGAGTTAATCTTCACGCCCACATTGTTATTTAGAAATACAGCCATGAGATTATTCCTCTTCTTTCTTGGTTACTGGCTTAGGTGTTGATGGTGCAACCTGTCCGATCTTGATCAGAAAGGCCTCGTTTTCTTTTTCCCAATCGGACATAATTAACTCCAACTCGTAAGGATTGATACGGACATCTCACAGCTGAGTAGGTCACCCGAAGCAGCGTTGAGAATACTTGGTGCGCTGATTGCGCTCACATTATAGACCAGAGAAGATGCTGCGAGTTTAGCGAACACGCCACAGACAGTGTCTTCAATGCCGTTTAGGTTACCTTCATTGTCGAACAAAGGCACAGTCATAATAATCTTAAAGTTAGCCATAGGGCTGATAGTGATGTGCTGGTTATTGCTAGGAGTCAAATAAGGATCATCTGGAGACACGATCACAGAGTTAGCAAGAACTGTGGCAGGCGGAAAAGCAAAAACTTGGTATTTAGTGTTATCTACTAGCGCGGTAGCTAAAGTAGTGCGGAGTGTAGTTATCGCTACTGGAGGCATTAGCCCACCATTGAGCGTGGATCTAGCGCGTGTGCTATCAATCCTCGCACCTTAGCGAGAAGCTGTGCGCTCATTCGATAAGGGCTTGGCTGGAAATCAACGGCATTAGATCCACTGAGAGTAGCGGTTCTTGCTTGCCAGATTTCAACAGATACCATAAGAGCTGCGTTCTGGACTGCTGTATCCGTTGTCCAGTCTGTGTAACTAGTGATGGATACAGATCCATAAGGAAAGATTGGGTGATACCCCTGAGCAACAGTGTGGTTTGTTGCTACGCTAATTGAATAATCGCTTACTGCTGTGATTGTCTTAGTGCCATTATAA